CGGGAACGGCGCTACGCGCGACGCTGGCGCGGGTCCGGTGTTCACTGGCTTTGGCACCAAGATGGTGACTACCGCTGGCTCCGTAGCCAATGGCGTCGCCATCGAAACCGGGTTCGTGAATCGCACTGGAGGTACCCTGCCGGTCGCCGGGTTGTCGGCGTTCGGTTCTGCAACTGCCGCATCCCCTGCGGTCGCCTAAAGGAGAGGATCATGGCGCTGGCCGAGGCCGATTTTGACTACAAAGACTTCGACGATCGGAATGCTGCGGATAGGAGCGTCCACACGCGCTTCTTCCTCAACCCCGTGAAGGACGAAGCCGCGAGCGCGGAGGCGGGGCGACCCATCTACGCGGATCGGGAGTATGTGGAAATCCGCGCCTCGGGCAACTCCACGAACATCGTCTGCCGTCCGGTTACCGATATGGACCGCCAGCGGTTCCATCGCCAGTATATGCTCTTCAAGTCGGGGCACGCTGAGCAAGTTGTCGGCACTCGTCTCTCCGAAGTTCCGTGGATCACCCGCGGACAAGTGGAGGAGCTCACCTACCTGAAGATACTCACGGTGGAGCAGCTTTCTGCTGTCAACGATCAGTTTTGCACCACGATTCCGGGCATCTACGAGCTGCGTCGCAAGGCGCAGATGTTTCTGGAGTCGGCAGTCAGCTCTGCACCAATCACCGCCTTGCAGAAGGAGAACGAGGAGCTGAAGTCCCAGATTGCCGACCTGATGGAGGCAGTCAAGGCTCAGGCCACGGACCTCCAGAAGCTTCAGGCCAGGAAAGAAAAGTGATCGATGACACAGTACGCAACTGCTCAGGAGATCCTGGATGCCGCTAACGCGGAGCTAGGACTTCCACAAGTCGCCTTCGGCGCTTCGTCCACAGACCAGACGGGGCGACAGGCAGCGGCGCTGATGACTGCGATCGGCAACGACTTGGTTCGCCTCCACGACTGGCAATTTCTGCTGTATGAGGCGACGTTTACCGGAAATGGGACTCAGACAAGATTCCCTCTTCCGACGGACTTTGGGCGCGTGGTCAACCAGACCATGTGGTCCACTCAAGGACTGGATTACCCGGTCATTGGACCAGAAAGCCCACAAGTCTGGGGATGGCTCAAGTACGGAGCCTACGGGGGCGGAGTCTATTACAGATACCGCATCGTTGGCAACGAAATCGAGGTCTTCCCTGCCCCCGGCAATGGTCAGCAATTTTCGTTCGCGTACATCACGAAAAATTGGGCGTATGCGAACAACGCCAACAAGACTCCTAAGGACGTTGTCAACGCTGGGGACGACACGCCCATTTTCAACGCTCGACTGATGATCTCTGGCCTGAAGGCGCGGCTCTGGGGGTAGAAGGGCTTTGACACCACTCAGGTGCAGGGAGAGTTCAACTCTGTTTTGCTGTCTGAGAAATCTATAAATCAAGGAGCCCCGGTCATTGCGTTGGCGGGCACCCGAGACCCGTACTACATCACGACCAGGAATATTCCTGAGGGTGGGTGGGGCTGATGTTCGCGGCCAAGCGGCGCGTCTCAGAGCTGCGATCGGTCCCGGTACCTACCGGGGGACTGAACACGCAAGCTCCGGCCGCGAGTATGCCCGAGCAGTTCGCGAGCAAGCTCATAAACTTCTTTCCGGGAGAGTTCGCACTCAAGGTCCGTGAGGGATTTATCGACTGGTCTACTCTTTCTGTTCCCGGAACGGTAGAAACGATCATTCCTTACACGGCACTGGACGGTACGATTCAGATATTTGCCTGTACCAATCAGGGCATCTTTGACGTTACCTCCAGAACAGACATCTCTGATCCCGCGGTATTTCCTCTTACCGAGGGTCGCTGTAACTACGTCCAAATCACCAATACGGGCGGCACCTATCTAATCATCTGCAACGGTACAGATGATCTGATTCAGTACGACGGCACGACGTTTCAGAGTTATATCTATACTCCGGCGCCGACTGCGCCCAACGAGATTGGTGGGATTCAGCCCAATGACGTCGTGGCGGTGACTACTCACAACAAGCGTCTATGGTTCCTGGAAAAGGATTCCATGACCGCGTATTATCTGCCGCTGGAGCAAGTGGGGGGACTGGCAGAGCCTTTCTATCTAGGATCTGTATTCAAGCGCGGCGGAAAGCTCCTATCTGTCTTTACCATGAGTACGGACTCTGGTGAGGGTCTCGACGATGTGCTCATTTTCCAAACAACTCAGGGTGAGTTGGCTGGATACATGGGCGGCAACGTGGAGGACTTTGAGGAGTGGCACTTGTCGGCGGTGCATTATGTCTCCAAGGCTCGTACGAGCAGGGGATACGCCCAGACTACGGGCGACGTCCACCTGCTGACCAGCTACGGGGTGCTCTCGCTTCAGTCGATCATTACGCGACCCGACATTTCCCTCACGGTATCGGACGCGTTGTCCAAAAATATCTATCCTTCGCTTCAAGCGGAGTTCAATGCTCGTGGAGACAATGTAAACTGGGAGATTGTAGTCGTCCCTACCAAGCAGATGTTGATGGTCTGCTTTCCGCCCGGAGCGCGCCCCGCTGTTCAATTCGTGATGAACACGGAAACTAATGCGTGGACTCAATACAATCTCCCCATCTTCTGCACAGGGTTGGTAGACGGCGTGCTGTTCTTCGGCACCAACGACGGTAGGGTGTGCAGATTTGGAGATGTGTTTACAGACAATGTTTCTTATGACGGAACTTCGTTTGACAACGTAGAAGCCGTGATGGAGCAGGCGTACAACTACTTCGGCCAGCGTGGAGTCAACAAGCACTTCAAGATGGTCAAGTTGATTTGGGTTTCCACATACGAACCTAGATATTGCGTCAACATTTCCACGGATTTTCGGCGCAACACGGACTTTGATACGTGCCCCTATCCTCCGCAACAGGGCGTCTTTTCTTTGTGGGGATTGGCAATCTGGGGGCAGAGTCTATGGTCCAATGGGTTGAGTGTTCTATTCCGCTGGGACGGCCTTGCCCGTCTAGGGTACTGCGCCTCCCTCATGGTAAAGGTGACCACGGATCAGCCGCTGGAATTGGACAGCACGGACTGGGCCTATGAGCCGGGGCTGTCACTATGAAGCAAATCATCTGCGGCACCCTTTGGATTCCTATGCTGTGTCAGCGGCTGACGTATCTTCCAACCCCTACGGCGCAGAGTATCGTGTGCGCAGATGAAGATGGGTTGGTCGCCGGGGTAGTCTACGACCACTTCAACGGCGCGGTGGTTCACGCGCATATCGTCGTGGAGCGACAAGCGACAAAGGACTGGTATCGGGCCATTTTCGACTATCCCTTCAATGTGCTGGGAGTCAAGAAAATTGTTGGTCAGGTGAGCAGCTACAATCTTAAAGCTCTTCACTTGGACAAATCCCTTGGATTTGAGGAAGAAGGGCGCATAAAAGAGTTCTTTACTTCTGGCGCGGATATGGTTATACTTACTATGCGCCGTGAACAGTGTAAGGTCCTAAATGATCCCCTCTGGACTTCTGGACACAAGAAAGCGGTGAATCACAATGGGCGGAATTAGCGATTTTCTCACTGGCGGAAAGAGCAAGTCTCCGGATGCTCCGGACTACTCTGCTCTTGCCAAAGAGCAAGCGCAGCTCGATCAAGAGACAGCCAACAAGCTCACTCAGGCGAACCGCCCCAATCAGTATGATCCGATGGGGAACGCTGTTGAGTGGCAGCAAGACCCCACTACCGGAGCATGGACTCAGCGACAAAAGTGGTCGCCCGAGGTCATGCAGCAGTACCAGAATCAGCTCCGTAACTCTGGGCAGGCGTCCGATCTTGCCTATCAGCAGATGGGACTTGCCGGTCAGCAGGGACCGTTCCAAAGTCTGGATATGCCGACCTACGATGCCAACTCTGGGCGCGAGGTGGCGGACGCTCACTACGGGTTGATGACGGATAGGCTCATCCCGCAGCAGGAGCGCGATCTTCAGTCCATGACCAATCGCCTGCGGATGCAGGGCTTGGAGCCGGGCACGCGGGCCTACGACACCGCGATGCGGAACCTCACCACCTCTCAAGGGGACGTTCTCTCTGGCGCGGCCGACCGTTCTACCATCGCAGGCTACCAAGAGGCCCGCGATCGGTACAAGGCGCAACTCGCCGGGCAGGGGCAAGATTGGTCCCAGTCCATGGCGGAGTACAAGCTCCCGTGGGATCTGGCGGGCCGGGCGGGTCAGATGGCTACTGATCGCTACATTCCCACGATGCCCGGCTTCAGCTCGGCTACCGGCTACAATCCTGAAGACCGCCTTGGAGCAGCGAACGCCAATTATCAGGCGCAGATGGGCCAGTACAATTCTGGTCAGGACAAGAAAGGGGGCACCATCGGTGCGGGGATGAATATGCTGAGTATGTTCGCATGAATCCTTACGAAGAGCGCGCGATGCAAGCCGCCCTCCTGCGCTCGCAGGGCGGGGCGACGGGGCTGGGCACTCAGATGCCGGGGCGCTCTGCTGCGACCAGCCCCTACTCGGCGGCGGCTGGACAACAATCCAACGCGGGCCGAACCAGTTCCTTGAACGCCGGGGCGGACTTCGCCAAGCTGCTCAAGAACGGGGGCAAGGAAGGCGGCCTCTTTGAGAAGATTGGTGGTTGGTTCGGTGGGGGCTCGGGCGTGCCCGCGCTTGGCGCGGAGGCCACCGGCCCCGGCCTCCAAGCATCAGGTGCTACGACCTTCGCGGCTG